ATTGTATCCACAGTATACCCAGCACTAGAAGAAACTCCGGGTAATGAAGGTTGGATATGGTTATCTGGTACAATCGTACATTTTGACTCTTATTTACAAATGACGTATGATGGTTACAGAAAAGCAGTAGAAGAAAAAAGACCCTATCCTTGGGATGTCAACTTTTACAGAGCGATTGAAAATGGCAAACCCTTGTGGGAATCTCAGTTTTCTACTAAAAAATTAGAGTCAAAGAAAAGAGAGTTTATTGAGGCTGGCTTAGTCAATAAGTTTGCACAGGAGTATATGAATGATGCACGTGACGTAAGTAATGCTGCATTTAAAATAGATAGAATACAATATTACAATGGTGTTTTTAAAACTCAAGGCAATATGCCTTACATCATAGAAGGTGAAGATGCAATTCCCGTCAATGTGTATATTGGAGTTGATTTGGCTGCTACCGCAAGTGAAACTTCTGACTATCAAGTTATTTTAGTTATGGGGATTGATGCAAACAAAAACAGATATATTTTAGATTACTTTAGGGAAAGAATCCCGGCATTTGATATTCCATCAAAAATTATTAAGTATGCAAAGAAATACTCGCCAGTAAGAAGAGTGACAATCGAAACAGTTGCGGCACAAGAAATGGTAAGGGATATGGTAACTCGAATGTCTGTAAAAGAAAAAAGATTAATGCCCGGAATATTTAAAGGCGTAAAACCACCAGCTAGAATAAAAAAAGAAGATAGACTTGAAACAGCACTTGGTCAAATTGTTAATTCTAAAAAACTGTACATATACAGGCACATGACAGAAATCGTAGATGAATTTTTTGAACATCCTAAGCCAAAACACGATGACTTGTTAGACGGTTTATATTATGCAGACTACTTTGCCAAACCACCTAAGTCTCAAAAAACTAAAAAAGATAAGATGGTAGATACAAAAGAAAGTCAAGTCTATAGAAAGTTTAAAAAGACCTATAATTGGATGACCGGAGCAAAATTTTAATTTAGTATTGTTAAGATGATATAATATTATGTATAATTAATACAATGTTTAGATTCGGAAAAAAGTCTAAAGAACGCTTAAAGGGTGTAGATGCTAGATTAGTAAGCGTCCTTAATGAGTTAATTAAGATTATGGATGTTACAATTATTGAGGGTGTAAGGTCGAGTGAAAGACAGGAAGAGCTTTTAAAGCAAGGTTTAAGTAAAGTAAAGTATTCAAAGCATATGGAAGGTAAAGCTGTAGACCTAGCACCTTATCCAATAGATTGGAAAAATAGAGATGGGTTTCATTACATGGGTGGGATGATAAGAGGTATCGCTAAACAGCTTAATGTTCCAGTTCGATGGGGTGGAGATTGGGATAGTGATGGAGATGTAAAGGATAATGGCTTTGATGATTTAGTTCATATAGAAATAAAAGATTAATGGCATCATCGGATACAATAGTTTTGAAAGGAGTTCCGAATGGTTCCTTTGTTATTAACAGAGATTCAGCAATCGCAAATAAAGAGATAATAGACGCTATGTACAAAAATGAAATGAAAAAATATATGGGTGGTGGTAAAGTAAAACCAATGCAAGGCTATAAGGGTGGCGGTAAAGTAATGCCAATAATGGTCGGTGCTGATGAGGCTATTATGCCACCAAAAACTGTAAACAAATATGGAATGGGTTTTATGATGGCTCTTAATCAAAAGCCAAAAGCTCACGAAAGTATTGATAGTTTAATCGCAGCTTCTCAATTAGAGAATATGAAAAATTTTGCTAGAGGTGGTTATGTAACTGCTAGAGGGATGTCTATGAAAAGACCAAAAGGTGGTAGTCCTACTGCGATGCTTGGCTATGAACACGGAGGAATGAAAAAAGATTTAAAAGAAATACCTAGCAATAATCCGGGTTTATCTAAATTACCAGAAATGGTTAGAAATCGTATGGGTTATATGAAAGATGGTGGATATGTAAACAACTATCAAGAAGGTGGTAATGTTGATGATGACCCACTAATGATTGACGAAAGAATGGCAAATCCTTCTATGTATGCTGGCAACCCTATGTTTGGTGCTGGAGGATTTATGCCAAGAGATAGTTCAAATGTTCAAATTACTCCAGAGATGATACAAATGGCTTTGATGCTTGCAAGACAATCTGGAGAACAGGTACAACCAGAAAGAATAGAAATGTCAAATGAACAATATCCGTTACAGCTATTACAGATGATGAATAGATAATGCCAGAAAAAATGCAAAAAGACCCTAGAGCTGATTATAATGAACAGCTATATAGGGAATGGAGTGATGCTAGAGCAGATTGGGATGAAGAAGCTCGTAAAGATATTGATTTTTATTTAGGCAATCACTTTACAACAGATGAATCAGATGAGTTGCAATCTCGTAATCAAGCAGATGTGCCTATGGATAGGGTCTCTGCTGCTGTTGAAAAGTTTAAGGCAGTTTTAACATCGAGACCACCAGCGTTTACAATTACACCTAGAGAAGATTCAGATGTCAAAGTAGCATCTGTATGGAGAACAATCGTTGGATATATATGGCAAATATCTGATGGTGATTCACAAATGAAACAAGCAATACATGATTATGCTACAACAGGGTTAGGGTATCTTTATGCGTATACTGATAGAGAGTCTGATTTTGGTAAGGGAGACATTAAGTTTACTTATGTTGACCCTTTTAGAGTTTATATATCGCCTTCATCAAGAAATAGATGGGCAGATGATGCAGATGGTATTATTCTATCTACTGTTTTAACAGGTGAACAAGTCTTAAATCTTTATCCAGAGCTAGGAGACCAGCAAGACCCAGAAACAGGAGAAATTATTGAAGGCTTAATTCATAGTATTTCTGAACACTCTGATAACTATGACAGAGATTATCCAGCTTCTCAAAATAAAAATTCAAATAAAGTTTTTACTCCAGCCGAAGTTAAAGACAAAGATTATGTACAGACAAAAGATTATAGAATATTAGAAAGATTTTACAAAGTAAAAGTTCCATTTTATATTGTAGTAAGTCAGCAAACAAACGATGAAATGGTTTTATCAGAAGATGAATTTAATAAGTTTAGCGTAGACAATGTTGATATATTAGAAGCTGGCTTAGTAGATGTTCAACAGGTGTTCCAAACAAGAGTAAAAGTTTGTGCTTCTATTGGTGAGGTTATATTATATGAAACTATTTTAAATACAGACATATATCCGATTGTTCCCTTGCCAAATGTTTGGACAGGAACACCTTATCCAAAGTCTGATATTTCAAGAGCAAGACCAATGCAAAGGTTGTTAAATAAACTTTGGTCGCTTGCTTTGTCTCATGCTCAAGCATCTGCTGGGTTAAAGCTGTTGGTTCCTCTAGGAAGCGTTGATGATATTTCTCAACTAGAACAAGATTGGGCAAATCCAAATGCTGTTATTGAGGTAGACTCATCGCAAGGTGAACCACATTATCCGCAACCCTCTCCCCTTGCCGGAGAGTTTTATAGGTTAATACAACAATGTGAATTTTATATTGATTTTATATTTGGTTTACCAGAGATGATGCACGGGTTTACTGATAAAGCACCAGATACAGTTCGAGGAACTGAAAGGATGATTGCTCAAGGAAGTGAAAGACCTAAGTCTAAATTGCGTGATATTGAATTTTCTATAAATAGACTTGGTAAGGTAATTTATAATTTATCGAAAGGTCACTATACCTATAAAAAAATGTTTAGATTGGCACAGCCAAACAATGACTTAACAGAGGTAATGGTAAATTTTTATACTGATGTTTCTGGTGCAGTAGTAGATATTAAAAAAGAAAAGTACAATATAGAGCAACATGATATTAGAATTGAACCCGGCTCTACTATGCCTACAAATAAATGGGCAGAACTAAGTGTATACTTAGAGGCTTTTCAATTAGGAATTATTGATAGATTTGAGGTTCTTAAAAAGAATCCAGAAATTTTTGACAAAGAAGGTGTTATGAGAAGAACAGATGAAAGAGAAAAAATGCAACAACAAATACAGGCACTTGGAAGTCAAATAAAGAATTTGCAAGGAGACTTGCAAACAGCCACAAGAGAGTCTATTCAAGATAGAAAAAGAGTTGAAGTCGAGAAGTTTAAATCAAGACTTTCCGAAGTTAATTCTGACTCTAAGGCGGATAGAAGAGTACAACGTAATAAACTTGAAACAGAGGTGAAGCTTGAGGTGGAGAAATTAGCAAACCGAATCAACCGAGAGGCTGATAAGGCTGTTAGTTCTGCTCAAAGACCAACACAGACATCTTAAAAGGAGTAAGTATGGAAGCGTTACAAAACAATGAGGCTAATGTCGAAGCTCAAACGAATGGAGATGAAATGATATTAGCGGAGCAAGAAGTTTTGGGGCAGCATGGGCAACCATCTGTCGCTGAACAAACACAGGAACAGCCTTTAACAGAGGAATCAGAAGCTAGAAAGTTTCAATCTATGTATGACCGCAGTCAAGCGGAATTAAAAGGGTTGAAAAAATATGAGCCATTGGTTAATCTTTTAGAGTCTCGACCAGATTTAGTTCAGAAACTACAAGATGGAATTGCACAAAATCCCGCTGATACACCACAATCAACTCCCGGTATAGGTAAAGACGAATTTAATCCTTGGGAAGCGTTTACAGAAAAAGGTTCTGCATCTAATCGTCATGTAAAAAATGAAATGGAAAACATGGCAAATCAAATAGTAAGTAAAAAAATTGCTCAACAACAACAAGAAATGCAAACACAACTGCATTTAAATAATACTGTTAATGAGTTAAGAAATACTTACAAGATGTCAGACCCAGAAATAAAAGATTTTCTACAATTTACAACACAACCAAAAGAAGCTGTTGGTATGGGAAATCTTGTAAAACTGTATCGTGATGTCAAGGGAACAAATCAAAACACGGATACTATAAGTGCAGTTAAGGCTGCACAAGAAGCTCCTCGCTCTGCTGGAGTCCTACAAGGTCAAGCACCTAAAGTAAAAAATGATTTAGATGCGATGTGGGATTCCGTAGTTAAAGCTGGAGCACGTAGTAAAGTTCTATAAATAAACTAGGAGAATAAAAATGGCTACTTATAATAGTGGACAGGTGAAATTTGGTACTCCGGGTGCAGTTATTGACAATACTATCCCATCACGTCGTTTATTTGACTTTAGTGATAGAATTGCTGAATTAGCTCCAGAAGAATCTCCATTTTTCGTATACTTGTCGCAAGTAGGAAAAGTTCCAACCTCTGACTCTCAATTTAGATTTTTAGAGGACAGAACTAAGGTTTCAATGACGGATAGAACCTTTACCATTTCAAGCAACCTTGGTGCAATAGCAGAAGATACAACTGACACAATGACAATTTCTTCTTCACCTTGGTTGATAAAGGGTATGGTTATAATGGTATCATCAACAATTTCTGATATGGGTGAAGGAACAAACGCTGCAACTTGTGTTATTACAGCAGTAAACTCTGCTACCGAAATAGAAGTTCGTTGGTTAAGAGAAAATAGCACAAGTGCTGTAACTATTGATGGTTCCAGTACAGCAGTAAATGCTCAAGTAATTGGTACTGCTTATGGTGAAGGTACAGGTGCTCCAGATGTTTTTTCACAAGAATTAGATAATGACTTTGGGTTTACTCAAATATTTAAAACAGCTTGTGAAATGACAAACACAGCCAGAGCTACAGTTTATCGTGGTTATGCTGATGAATGGGATAGAATCTGGAATCTTAAATTACGTGAACATAAAGTTGATATTGAAAGAGCTATGTTGTTTGGTCAGCGTGCTAGTGTTGGTGGTGTTCAATATACCGAAGGTATTGTCGGTCATATTATCGCTGAAGGTGCTGCCCCTGTAACAGACTCAACGAAGCTTTCATACGTTGAAGGAGCGGCATATCACAAATCAATCGCTGCTGGTAGCATGACTTACGATAATTTACTTGGTGATTTTGAAGTTGTGTTTGACCCAGCTCGTGGTGGCAGTGCATCAAAGCTTGCTTTGTGTTCCTTACCAGTAATTTCATTATTCAACAAAATGGGTAATAATGGTTTTATTGATAATTCTACTGTAAGTACACAAGCTCAATATATGCTTGAAAGAGCACAGGGTAACTTTGGTCATAAGGTAATGAAGATTGATACTGTTCATGGTGATTTAACACTTGTTAAAGAACCTTTGTTCAGAGGACTTGCTTCTACTTTTATGGCGATGGTTGACCTTGAGCACGTTTCTTACAGACCATTAGTTGGTAATGGTATTAATCGTGATACTGCAATTACAACAAACGTACAGAGTGCTGATGAGGATTTACGTAAAGACTTAATCTTAACGGAAGCTGGTCTTGAAATATCTTTACCAGAAACTCATGCGTTGTTTAACTTTGAAGGAGCTTAATGATGAGAAGTGATAGTTCAAATGTTAACAGTAATAACTATGGTAAAGTTCCAGAGGTTTACAAAATGTCTGCAAAAACTGCTAATTTTTCAGCAGTTGATGGACACGCTTATCTTGTAACAAAAGTTGATGGCTGTGCGGTAACGCTTCCAGCACCAACGATTGGAGCGAAGATAAAAATTATCTTTGGAGCAGTAACAAGTAATTCTCATTCAATTACCTGTGATGCAACAACTACCTTATTAAGTGGATATGCTCTTATGATAGATTCTGCTGATGGTACTGCTGCACAGCACAAGGTTTTTGCACCAGATGAATCTGATGATGATGTGTTCTCAATGAATGGCACAACAACAGGAGTTTCTGCTGTAGTAGAGCTACTTGGTCTTAGTGACAAAATGTGGCAAATACAGGCAACTGTATATGCGTCTGGTACTGTCGCTACACCATTTGCTTAATCTTAATAAATAAAGATAATAGTTCTTGAAACTATGGGGGTTATCGTATAAAGGGTAGCCCCCAAATTCAAAAAGGAATATATGGAAAACTGTCAACATTGTAATCAGCCTAATAAAGAGAAATGGTTTTACTGTAGGTCTTGTGGTAAAAAAGCATTTGTTCGTAAATTTACTAATACTATGTTTATGAGAAGCGAAATAGGAAAAAGAACAGATATTGAATTTTCTACTTTATCAATGGATGATAGCATAAAAAAAATGAATCAAATAAGAAATGCCTCGTAAATCAAAATCATCACGTAAGAAATCACCGGCTTGGCAACGTAAAGCTGGGAAAAATCCAAAAGGTGGTTTAAATGCAAAAGGTAGAGCTAGTTATAAAAAACAAACTGGCGGTACATTAAAAGCTCCTGTAAAGTCTGGAGACAATCCTAGAAGAGCTAGCTTTCTTGCTCGCATGGGTAATATGCCCGGAGCAGAAAGAAAAAATGGAAAGCCGACAAGGCTATTATTGTCTTTAAGAGCTTGGGGAGCAAGTTCAAAGGCTGATGCAAGAAAAAAGGCAGCGGCAATAAGTAAAAGAAATAAAGCTAAGAAGAAAAAGAAATGAATAAAAAAGTAAAAGCTCCGGCTGGTTATCATTGGATGAAATCTGGTGCTGGATATAAATTAATGAAAAACCCAAAGGGTGGTTATAAATCACATAAAGGTTCTAGTCTAATGGCTAGTTTTAAAGTTCAAATGGTTCATTCAAA